ATCTCGGCAGCGCTCTTGGCGGAGTGTTTTGGGAATTCGCTTCATGCTTCTCCGTCGCGGGGCCACTCGTGGCTCTCGGGTTCTTCCCTGATGGGGGAGCGTGGAAAGAGTTCGCGCTCAACAAGGTACAGCCGTACCTGCGCAAGGATGTGACCATCGAGTCCTTTCTTGAGCGCTTCGTTTCCTTCAACGAGGCTCTCTGGAAGAACTTCAAGGTTCTCATGGAGACCGGAAGCGTCAAGGCTGTGATTGCCCGATCTCAGCACTACACGTGGCTCAAGAACACTGAAGAACTCATGGACGATTCCCGCGTACGCGTGTCCGTCACGGGGAAGGCTTCCATCGACCAAGATGGAGCCATTCTCACCAACGAGGAACGCTGTGAGCGACTCTCGCTCGCACTCGAGGAAGGTGAAGCCATCCACGCGCGCCTTGAGAAGTGGGGCAAATGCCCCTCTTCTACTGCCTCGGTGTCCGCGCTCCTCGCCCAACTGCGTCAACAGCTGAGCAACTGGACGAATCGCACCTCCAACAACGGGGAGCGAATTCCTCCTTATTGCATTTTCCTGTACGGCGCCCAAGGTATCGGCAAAACCGAGATGGTCAAGGCTTTCCATGCGGTTTTCGCGCGCCAACTTGGCATTCCCGGCGACCCCAGCACCATCTTTCCGTACAAGCCCGGCATGAAGCACTGGGACGGCTACAACTCCGCAACCACAGCTGTGTGGTTTGACGACGTCGACAAATTTCCAACTGTCCCCTCGTCTACCGCGACTTGGGTCGAGACATTTCACAACACGTGCAACTCTCTTCCCTATCGCCTCACCATGGCCGACCTCCGAGACAAGGGGAAATACTTTCTCAACGTACCCATTGTGTACTTCACGACGAACCACTACAGCTGCAATCTCTCGGGACTGACCTTCGACACGAAAGCCTTTTGGCGAAGAGTCGACATTCATCTCGAGGTCAAGCTACGCCCCGAGTACGCGAAGTCCGCCAGCGTACCTGTTCTCGACGCGAGCAAGATGCAAGGCCCCCACGACCCAAACCCATGGATCTTCAGGGTCTCTCGCTTTGGTCAGCCACCCGAGTACAAGGCTGGGCCGTACCTTGTTTTCGAGCAAGAGATTGCCTTGAAGACGAAGGTGATTGATCTCATCAGGCGGGAGATTGTCGACCACCGGATCCGAGGAAAGAATCGGCTCAAGGAGAATCTCTCCGAGCCGTGTGCCACGTGCTATCAAATCCATCCCCCGGATCTCTGTCCCCAACAACAGAGCGAGCAGGCGCTGCAGATGGGCAGGTGGAGGGTCACTCCTCCAGTGCCTGGCTCCACGCCTATGCGCTCGAACAACACCTACGTCAGCATCCGACCTTTGGAGTCGCGACCGGTCATTTCGCCGCTCATTGAACCTGGCATTGTAGGTGTCGTGACCCAGTTTGCCATTGGCGTGGCTGCTGCGTCGCTGTTCTCCGTTGGTGCCACGTTCTCTTCCCTTGCGGGAGCGGCGTTCATTCTCACTTCCATCCACTTTCACACCGCCTCCATGGTGTCGAGGGGCGTGGGCGTGATCAACCCCTTCCTTCGTGCGCCAGACAGGAGCGAGGCAGCAGCGATCATCTACGGGCTATTCATCGGGTTTGTGGGCTTCCACACCCCCCTGGTGGGTATCCCTATCACGGTGTCGACTGTCGCACTACGGTGGGTGGTGGGGAAGGTTCATGAGACCGGAGCCGAGCCCTACGGGCCCGCGCTTTCCGGGGCTTTCGCCTCCTCCTTCGCGTACTCCGCCCTCATGAGCAGCTCCATCATCCTCGCCGCCCCATTGTGGGCTACGGTGCTCTTCGCCCCCACAGCCGTAGCGGGACTTGCCTTTGTGGCATCCCCCCTCATACGCAACAACCCACGGTGGGGTTGGGTCATGCTCACTGCGTTCTTCCGCAGACCGTGGACCGGCATTCAGCTCGTGCGCACCTACGTGCAACTGCACAGTGGCACCCTCTCTGGACAGTTCTTGGAGGCTCAGGTGGCTAACATCGTGGAATCCTTCCGTGAGTCGGAGACACTCTTCATGCATGCCGCCGTCGCCTTCGCTGGCGCCGCTACCCTGTACGCCATTCTCGTGAAGCGCCGCAAGGCTAACAACCTTCAAATGGATGTAGAGGGCGACAACACCCATCTGCTCAACCTGGGGGTCATGGACAAGTGGTCTCTGCCAAGGGCCCGCTTTCCCATGAATGTGGTCGATCCCCTCAAGGATGTGTCGGACGTGGCCCGCACCGTTCCCTTCTCCGAGGTGGTGCGCCTCGCACGCACTTGTCAGGGCAAGATCACGGTCGATGCGGGCAACCCGTACACCACTTCGTGTGTTCGCTACGAGGGCCAGTGGATCATTTTTCCATCCCACCTGGCCTGTCCTGTGGTGTCGGAGTCCAAGGGCGTCCTCGGGCCACCGCGCGAGGAGATGTTCGTGTCCGTGACTTTCGGGTTGCGAGGTGGCGAGCATTTCTCTTGGCAGGGAACCGTGCTACTCAACCAGACATACGCTCTCGTGCCTGGCCGTGATCTCGCGCTCGCCTACATCCCAGGCCTCCATTCCAGTGGAGGTGGCGTGGTGAAGATGCTCTCACTCGCCAGCTCCTTCGGATTTCAGCGCACATTCGATGAAGCCGTCCTTGTGGGCCCTGACCTGCTCCCTGACGGGGAGAAGGTTGGGCTCGACCCATACCGTGTCGATGTGGAGTTTACACGTGACGGTAACTCCATGACGCGTCCCACATGGGGATACGACTCCGAAGGCTGCGTGAGTGGGGTCTGCGGATCCCTTCTCGTGGTGCGTCGGGGCAAGGACGCTTGGGTGCTGGGGTTCCACGTTGGCGCCATGCTCCGAGCCGGTGTGGGCTACTCGGACGAGCTGATCCACACCGAGCTCGACGCACTTCGTGCTGAGCTTCTGCGCACATGTCCCATTGTCTTCCAGGCCTCTGAGGTCTGCCTTGACCAGGGGAGTGGCTATCGGATCGAGTTGGGACCTCTCCATAGCAAATCCATGCTCAACGGCATCTGGCGATGCAGCGCCGCCTCCGTCGGCACCATTGTGCTGATGAACGGAAAGAAACCATTCCGTCCCAAGGACCGCTCAGCCATTCGCAGAACAAGCTTCGGGGCAGAGTTCGATGCGGAACTTTTGGCACTCGGGGTGAAGTTCGTCAAGCCGACGTTCGGGGGGCGGGAATTTCTTGGGGAGTTCCGCCATCCTGTGCTCGTCCGCTTGGAGGCACTTGGGAAGGTGTCCCACACGCCTTTGGGTGTCACCGCCTGGGCGGTGGAGGACTATCTCACGGGGGTGGAGCAACTGCCTGGGAGAGGGGACTTCAAGCCCTTCAGCGATGAGGAGACGTTTCGTGGCATTGAGGGCGGCAGCACGGGACAGTTCGACCCCGACACTTCTTTTGGGTTTCCTGTAAACTCGAAGAAGCGGCTCGTGTTCCCCGAGGGATGGGCAGGTCCATCCGGACCTTTTTGGCCGATGGTCAAGGCTATCGAGGCCAACCTGGACGCTGGAAAAACCTGGGTTCCCGTGTTGTCAGGCTCCCTCAAGGACGAGGCGATCAAGGAGGCCAAGGAGCAAGCAGGGAAGGTGCGCATGTTCTTTGCGGCCCCTTTCGCCTTCAACTTTCTTCTCAAGAAGTACCTGGGGCCCATCTTTGCCTACATGGGAATGCACAAGGACTTCTTCGAGTGCTACGTGGGCTACAACCTGGCGTCGTCATCCTGCTCAGCCTTTGTCCATCGCTTCACTCGCTTTGGCAAGGACCGCCTCGTCGATGGGGACATCTCAGACTGCGACTCCGTCGCCATCTCCTCCGCGAGTATCACCTTCGGCATCATGGTGTGCTATCGATTGGCCGGTCTCCTCGGATACTCTCCGAGAGACGCTGAGCGTGTGCGGCTACTGTGCGGGTCTCTCCATTCAGTTTTTGTGCACTACAAGGGCGACCTCGTCGCCATGTGTGAGCACAACTGGTCGGGGGTGCTCTGGACTGTGTGGCTCAACGTCTGGGGCCTCAGGCTGCAGTACACGATCGCATTCCTCCAGTGGTCAAGGCGCAAGCCTGCCCTCCATGCTACGCTCTTGTCGCACAAGACTCCCTTCCGCCAGTTCGTGACCCTGGGGATGTTGGGCGATGACACCCTCATGAACGTGAGCACCCAAGCCGACGGGTACGACTTCATGTGGATCCGAGACAACCTCGCTGAGCGTGGTATCGTGTTCACTCCTGGGGACAAGACCGATGGAGATTACTCCTACAAGCCGATTGAACGCGTGTCGTTCTTGAAGCGTAGGTTCGTATTCTCCGACGACCTCCAGCAGTGGGTGCCGCGCCTGGAGCTCGCGTCCATCCTCCGCTCTCTTGCTTGGAGGGGCGATTCAGTTCTCGGGGACCGGGACCACGGGGCCGCGTGTGTGGAGAGCGCCATGCTCGAGTTCTGGATGTACGGGCGCGATGAGTACTCACGCCGGTTTGATCAGTTGACCCGCGTGTGTGCCGAGCATTCGATCCCTGCGAGGCTGAGATCGTATGATGTGATCGCCGAGGATTTTGGGCAGCGGAAGTTTTGTGTTTGGAACCCAACTTCTATGTAAGACCCATCGTCAATGTGTGTGATGGCACTGGATTGTGCCCGGCTTGTGTGCCGTGAGGATGTGATGGCAGTTGATTCTGCCCCCTGGGCCCAGAGGATATGGGCCTAAGAACCACCCGGGCCGATAACCCAGGAAGAGAGGAAGTTTTTTATACATGTACCAAAGCTCAGGAAAGGGGGCAGTCCTACCCATTTTTTACACCGTACCATGTCATCTGATCAATCAACCATTGTTGGCCACGCGCCGCCTTCTGACACTCAAGTCACCACCACTGACACTGCCCCCACTGTGGGCTTTGTCCAACAAAATCCTGTTGTTGCTGTCGGGCACTCTGCTCCCCCCCTCAGCACGCAGGTACGATCCCTTGGGGACCAAGACGATTTTTGGGACCGGTGGACCTTCATCGGGACGCAGTCTTGGCCCAGCACATCGTCATACAACACACAGATCATGAATCTTGATCCCATCAGTGTGCTTCTCAACACGCCGTCGATCTCACGCAAGTATGCCAACTTCAACCGCTTGGTGTGGGACAGTGTTGAAGTGCGCATCAACATCATGACTTCCCAGACGCAGTACGGCCACGCCATTTTTGGCGCCGTACCACTTGCCACCGAGATTTACGGATCCATGAATTCGTATTGCACCTCTGCAGGTACTGGCACTGTTGCGGACACGCTCCCAACGGTGCAGCAGATCACGCATGGAATTCACGCGCACGTGTCCCCTGGCACGTCTGCCCCCATCCTTTTCCAACTGCCTTGGCTGTCCGGGCGCGATGGTCTTGCTATCCAGGACATCGGCAACACAGGTGCATTTGGCGGGGGGCACCAATCGCAGTGGCGCATTCTCGGCATCGTAGTTGTACCACTTGGAAACGCCACCAACATGGCGTCCATTGCCAACGGTACGTTCACGGTGTACGCACGTTTTCGTGGCATGCGTTTGCAGTCGCCCATCTCATTCCAGTCCAAGAAGCAGGGCCGGGTTGGCAAGGCTGCTGAGTCTGTGCGTTCCATCGCCTCGGCACTCAAGCCTTTGCCCATCGTTGGAGAGATTGCCGAAGGAGTGGAATTGGTGTCCAGTGCCGTGGGCGCCGTTGCTGACTTCTTTGGCTTCACTAGGGAGAGCGATCGTGGCGCACATGACCGCTCGGTACTTTTCCTCGCCTCTGACTTGCCCTTTGCTGACGGCATTGATAGTGCTCCGACACTCTCATTGCTGAAGGACAACAAGGTATCCATCGATCCTGCAATCGGTGGATCACCAGGCGTTGATTGCGAAGCCTTTTCCGATGTTCTGCCCAGGGAAGGCCTCATCACCCTCACCGCCTGGACGGCCGCTCACACCGTGGGAACCGTCCTTTTGGGCATGGGTGTTTGCCCCACCAACTACGTGTGGCCATCCGTCGGCGCCAACGCCTACCCCACCCCTGGCGGTTGGGTTGGCGAACACTTTCAGAACTGGAGGGGTACGATGCATTACACCGTACGCATTCACGCCTCCAATTTCCACCGGGGACTTCTTCAGATCAGTTGGACCCCCACGTTGAGCGTGCCCTACTCCTCCGCTGGCGACCCAACCAACGTTTCGTTCAACAGAGTCATTGAGGTGAAGGGTGATACCGTCTTTCATTTCACCGTTGGCTGGCAGAGTCCTGCTGTTTTTCTGCGTTCTGCCCTACGCTCTCGCAACGCAAATTTCAATGCCTTCACTTCCACTTGGGACAACGGGTACCTCGACTTCCGTGTCGCCGGAGAACTCACTTGCCCAGATCCCACTGCTAGTGTGCAGATTGAGGTCTATCAGTCGTGTGATCCCGACATGGTGTTCGCCAATCCTACGTGCTTGCCCAACGACTTCACATTCCAGGCTGAGGAGGGCTCTTGGGATGACATGGAGGACGTGGAACTCGTACCCGGGAGTCCGGGTGACCCAACTGCTGTGGCAATGGGTGAGACAGTTTGTTCCATTCGCACGCTTCTACAGAGACCTTACTTCATCAGCGTTCTTGACGCTGTTGCACCAACCACCTCGGTCTCAGCACCACCTGTCAACACCATCACCGGTTTCGCAGTGGTTCCTGTGGTGGCTCCCCGCTCCATCAACTCCATCGGTTTTGCGCATGTTCGCATGTTCAGCAATTTTACCACTGAGATACCTGGTGACCCAGTGGGAACACTCGCTCCCATGTACCTCGGATGGCGTGGAAGTTTGCGCTACAAGGTCATCATCAATGACAATCCCTTGGTTTCTGATGGGACTATCACTGGCAACTGGCGCCTCCGTGATGCTTCGGCGGTACACAGCGCGTGGCTCAGCAACACCATCTACAACCAGTCAGAGAATTCCAACGGGCAGACAGGAGGACTTGGCGACTTCCTCGGAGGCACAGGCTCTGTATCCTACACCACTGGTGGCATCACCCTGGCTGGCCAGTGGAATGGAGCCAATGTGCTCGAGTTCAACGTGCCCCACTACTACCCCCGCCGCTTCACGCTCGTGCGGTGGTGTCCTACCACCACTGCCACAGATGCCGGGTTCATTGTTGGGGTCCGCGGAGTCCTCACCTGGGCGAATGGCTCGTCCACCAACATCCGCATGGGGCGTGTCTTGCGTTCGGTCGGTGACGACTTCAGTCTCGTTCAATTCCGCTACGTGCCCGCGATTCAGCGCACCGTGTGAGTCGTGTTGCACTTTGTCTTGAACAAGACGGGACCTGGGAATAGTCGTTAAACTTCCTCGGGCTGCATACCTGTGTAATGCCGCTGCCAACGTAAAGGCCCTCGCAAAGGAATTGCAGCAGTATTTGGGGCTGCTTAATAACTCCATTGGCCTTTGGCCAGCAAGTCCCCCACGGCAAGAGTGGGGGCCGGCACAACCTACGCCGAC